GTGCTCCGACGCCGACTGCCACCGCATCGCTGCCGGTGAATGCGTCGGCGGCCTGATAACCCACGGCCACGTTGTTGGCGCCAGTCTGGTTGAGCAGCAACGCGTCGGCGCCGAGCGCAGTGTTGCCCGCCCCCGTTGTTGCAGCGTTCAGCGCTCGATACCCAACGCCAGTGTTGTAGTTCGCCGTCGTAGCCGCCGACAACGAATCGTAGCCCACGGCCACGTTGTAATCCCCGCTGGTGTTGGCATCCAAGGCTTGCGAGCCGACGGCAACGTTTTGAAAGCCGTCAGTGTTTGACGTCAGGGCGTTATATCCGACGGCAACGTTGTTCGACCCCGTAGTGTTGCTGTCCAGCGCCGTGTCGCCAACGGCAATGTTGGTGGCAATACTGCCGGCACCCAATCCGACGCCAACGCCGACTTCCTTGGTCAAGTCGAACGGCGCGTAGATGTTGTCGTCGGTCTTGATCAGCGTGCCCAGCGACGTCTGCAGCACGAACTTGTACGACGAACCAGCCGTAAGCCAGATTTGCGCAGGCGTTCTGCCGGCGCTGTCAAGCACGATGGGGTTGGCGTTGGCCGTGCCGCCAGTAGACGACGTGTACGTCGCCGCGGGCGTCGTTGTGCCGGCAGCGTAGGTGTAGATCAGCCCGCCGTTTAGCGGGTTGCCGTTGTTGTCGAAGAACTGGGCGCCTGCGCCTGCGTATTGGGAGAGGACGACTGCCATCAGGGCCTCACTGTTGAATCTGAGTGACGGTGACGATCACGGCGGCCGAGGCGGGGGCATAGGCCGTGGCGGCGGCGGCGGTGAGCGATACAGCGGTGTTTGAGACGGCCCACATGAGCTCAAGGTACTCGTTGGCCTGCAAGGAGAAAAACTCCGACACGGTGATTGTCGCAAACCCACCGTTGCTGTCCAGCGATGAAATGGCTGTGCTGTTGGCGTAGTCGGTCGTTCCGTTCCGGCGGAACCACACCCTGGCGTTCTTGGACGACGAGTTGGTCGAGGTGAACTGATACCGCACCGTGAACTGGTACAGGCCCGACTGAGGCACCTTAAGGCGCGTCAGCGGCGAGCCCTCCAGTGTCACGCCCTCGGCAATCTCCGTGGTGTCCAACGGGATGGCGTATGCCGTGTTGATCACCGCTGCCGTCAGGTCGGTCGTGCGCGTGAACTCGCCGTAGTACTTCTGCTGCTCAATGGTGGGCCGCACGAAGATGTCGCCGCCAGTGGCGTTGGCCACCAGCACCGCGGCTACGGGAATCACGTTGTCAGGGGCCGTGGGCTTGGTCGCCGTCAGCCCGCCAGCTACTGTGGGGCTTGCGTACAGCACGTCGCCCACGGAAAACATGCTGGTGTTGATGCCGCTGACGTTGCCCCACACGCAACACAGGCCCGTGGCGCCGCTGTCAGGCAGTTCTTCGGCCATCACGCCAAGGATGTACAGCGACGGCGACGAGCCGTCAGCTAGGTACGGGGCCACCGAAAGCACGTTGTTCGACCCGACGCCCACGAAGCCGACGACAGCGCCCTTGGGAATCGTTGAGCCCGTCGTGTTCTGAACAATGGTGTACTGCGTCAGCGCGGCGTTTTCTGTCGCGTTCTGCAGCAGTTGGAAGAACCGAAACCACGCGCGAGTAGTCAACGCCCCCTGATCCACCAACGGGTCGCGCTGAGCCGGTACACGCGGCGCAAGCTGCACGTCAGGCGCTCGTCGGGGTAACGGAAAGCTCCGCACCCATGATGGCAATCTTCACCGGATCGGTGCCGCTGACTTCGTACACGCGATCCCGCAGCTTGGTGGTCATGCCCAACCGGCGCCATATAACGCGCTTGCCGTACTCGCCGAGCTTGCCCATGCTGGCCCAGTGCTCATTGCTCCAAGTGTGGCCGCCGTCGTCGGACCATCGAAGCATAACTTTCCGTTCAGAGTCTGGCGTTTGAACAATTTTTACTGATGCCTCAGCCAGAAGCGTAGCATTTGTCGATGCAACTACGTCACCAAATGTTAGATATATAGTCTCAACCGGCGATAGTGCATTAAAACTTCTGGTAATTGAACTTGCGCTGCTTGAGGACGTGTATATGTCAACTCCGTCTGGCGCTGTGCCGATTCTAAACACTGCGCCAGCGGCAGTATTTCTTCTTATTGTTGCAAATACGCTAAACGTTTTGTTTGGTATTACTTTTACCTCGGCATAGGCCCTCGCAATGCCCAAACCATCTCCGGTCAATTGCAATGTTTTGCCGTTTAAAGAAATTGTGCCGTACGAATTAGCAGTCCATCCAGTAATTTGTGCGAACGGACCGCCTGGATTGGGTACTTTTTCAACCAACAATTCAGTTGGGTCGGATCCACTTTCGCAATCCAACTGCAACGCATGATGCGCCGTGCGTTTCAGCGTGTTTTGCCCCGTAGGCAGCGCGCGCCAAGAGCGCAACCAGCGCTGTTCATCGGTGCCGTCCTGATACACCTCGGGGTCAAACGCATACACGCGCCCGTTCTCCCAGTCTCCCACCAGCACCTGCCCAGCAAAATTCGCCTGACAGTTGCTGCGGTGCCGGCGGTACTGCACTCCGTCCCAGTACGCCCGCTCATGCCACGCGCCAGTGGCGACATCAAACACCCACGTTGCCTGAGCGGTCGGGAACGTCAGCACGTAGAACGAATGACCATCCTGCTGGTACGAGTATCCAATAGCGTCGTTCAACACGCCGTACTGCTGAATCTGCCACTCAATGGCGTGCGTGCTGACGCGCTGAGCGTTGTAGCCTTGGTTGCGGTACACGATGCCGTTGCCGCGGGCGTCGGAGCCCAGCCAAAACACGCTGTTGTCCAGCTTGGCCACGCTGTACGGCGCAAGGCAGCCGGTTTCCATGAACGCGCCCTCAATGCGCGCCAACGGGAAGTCGGCTAGGCCGGCGTTGTACCAGACCTCAACGGTGTTGTTGCCGAACAGCCAAACCTCGCGGTGGTCGACCATCAGCGACACGATGTTGTCGGGGTTGCCCTCGGCGCTGGCAAAGTCCAGTGGATCAATTGCAGTGCCGTCAAGCAGCGAGGTTACCCACACGCGCTGGCTGTTGGGCTCGTTGAAGACGAAGTAGCTGTCCAAATAGCCGACAGTGACGGCACCCGGAAAGTCAGGGTCAGTGACCTGAGCAAACACACCCGTGTTGGCGTTGTAGATGAACGCGCTTGGGTTGCAGGCCACAAACAACTGAATGCCGTTGTCGGCCATGCTTACCGGCCCGCTGCCGTTAATCAGGCCAAGCTCAGTGACGGCAAAGTTGCCGTCCACGCGGTACAACTTGCCGCCAGAGGCAACGTACAGGAAGTCCCCGAATTTCCACATCCCACGGATGGGGCCTTCTCCTACGGTCGCCGCCAGACGAAGCCCCGGGCACCGCTGCAGAAACGCCGCTTCCTTGCCCCCTTCCGGCACAACCTCTGGATACAGGTTGACCATGCGGTTTGCCGCAGCGTTGACGCTGCGGGCGACGTAGGCCCCACCGAGGATAGGCGTCTTCACGGCGTGCCGGCGTAGATGTTGAACCGCTGCTGACGGCGGTTGATCAGGTTGTACGGCAGGCTCATGATGTCGTCAGCGAAATTGATCCGCTTTAGATCGCGCTTGGACGCCATCGCAATGCGCTGCACCGTCGGCGGCGGCTCAACGCCAAACTCGGCCGCAATCTCGCAGGCCAAGTTGTACTTGAAGCACCGCAGGTAGCCAGGCGGAAACACCAGCACTGTGTTCAGCGTGGCGGGCTGCGAGAGCTCTTGCACCGAGACGAGGTGGAACTCCAGTTCCCGCGTGGGCACCGGGTACACCGTCATGGTGATATCCGGCATCGTCATGTTCACCCACATGCTCTGCGGGTAGGTGGACGTGACGGTCTTCAGCGCAATGCCGTTGTACTGCTGCTGGTTGATGAACATCAGGCCGTAGCTGATGCCCGTCGTTGGGTCGCGGAAGTAGCAGGAATCGTCCAGCTGTACCGGGCGATTGCCGACAAAGTCCCCGCTGGGGCCGAGCGTGCGTTCGTAGACGTTTGCCGGCCAGTTGAACACCTGATCCTGCGTGGAGAACACCGACAGGCGCTCAATGCTCCACGAGTCCAGCATCTGGTTCAGTGCCGTCAGCGCGTCCTGCGCTGTTTCGGCCGATGGGGTTTCGCCCTCGGCCAGTTGGCCGATCAGCCGCAGCGCGGCATAGATTTGGTCACCGGCT